ACAAGCACAGCTGGGAATGTTGAAAATAGAATTCCTAATGCCATAATTAAAAAATATAAAAAAGTAGAAGTTAGGTATTTTTCGAGCTTTGAAGAATTTGATAAGCGATTATCTTGGTTGGAAGGCAATTGGCTTTCTAAAGGAGTAAATCATAAAGCGTCTAAAGGTCGAATACAAAGAGAATTCCCGAATGGTGCAGAGGGGCATTTTATCGAAATCAATTCGATAGAGGAGTTGTTAGAATTTCATAGAAAAGTGGGAAGCGAGCTGATAATTACTTCTGCATTTAATAACGAGTCAATTCCAGCTATTGAAATTTATAACTACTACAGGGAGTGAATATGAAACGCTTTTTAATTGGCTATTGCCTATTAACTACTTGCTTATTGTTTATGCAGCGGTCAATTAAAGTCACGCAAGTACAGACCTTGCTTGTTTATCATGCAGATAATAAATACGCTATCACTGGCAAGGTTACAGAAAAACGAAAAATCGGAAGTTTGTTCACTATCACGATTGACGGGAACGTGTTTGTGGTGAGTGAAGAACGGTATAAAAATATTGAAGTAGGAGATGAGGTGGATATTTGAAATTTTTAGATTTGTTTGCTGGGATCGGCGGATTTCGTCTTGGTATGGAGTCCGCTGGTCATGAATGTATAGGTTTTTGTGAGATTGACAAATTCGCAAGAGCGAGTTATAAAGCAATACATAATACAGAGGGAGAAATTGAATTACATGATATTACAACAGTCACAGACGAAGAAATCAGAAATATTGGACACGTTGACGTTATTTGCGGGGGCTTCCCGTGTCAATCTTTTAGCATTGCTGGATCAAGAAGAGGATTTGAAGACACTAGAGGAACTCTCTTCTTTGAAATTGCACGATTTGCCGATATTCTTAAACCCAAGTATCTTTTTCTTGAAAACGTTAAAGGACTCCTTAACCATGACCGAGGAAACACCTTTAAAACAATCCTCGGAGCGCTTGATGGATTGGGGTATGATGTCGAATGGCAAGTGCTTAACAGCAAAAATTTCTCCGTCCCTCAAAATCGGGAGCGAGTGTTCATTATCGGACATCTTAGAGAAGGACGTACCAGAAGGGTTTTTCCTATCATCAGAGAAAATGCAAAATCTGATAATCAACAGTCAAAAATCGAAATAGTAGGGAATACTAAAAATCCGAATGGGACAAGTCAAGGGACAGGCAGTATTGTTTACGACTCAAACGGTTTAGTTGGTACGCTTTGCGCTAGAGATTACAAAGAGCCTAAACAAATCGCTATTCCCGTACTAACTCCAGACCGAACAAACAAAAGACAAAATGGCAGACGTTTCAAAACAGATGGCGAGCCTATGTTTACCTTGACCGCTCAAGATAGACACGGAGTGGTCGTTGAAAATAAAGTCAAGCAAGTAGGGAATTTAATTGATACAGAAAGTTGGGGGCAACCCTCATAGAGGACGAGTATATGACATAAGTGGTATCTCTCCATGTCTTAATTGCATGGGAGGCGGAGGGCTTGAGCCTAAAATCAGAGTCAAGGAAGCAACCAAGCAAGGATATGCTGAAGCTGAAATTGGCGATAGCGTGAACCTATCTCATCCAAACTCTAAAACAAGGCGAGGTCGAGTTGGTAAGCAAATTGCCAATACTCTTTTGACAGGAGAGAGTCAAGGGGTAGTTGAGCCTGATTTCAGAATTAGAAAGCTAACACCTCGTGAGTGCTGGAGATTGCAAGGTTTTCCAGACTGGGCTTTTGACAAGGCGCAAGAGGTCAACTCTAACAGTCAACTATACAAGCAAGCAGGGAATAGCGTGACAGTCAATGTCATCGCTGCAATAGCAAAGGAGCTATAATGGCAAAAGTGATTGAAACACCAGTTACGGATGAATATGGAAATCTAATTTATAAACATAGGATGTTGTCATGCTCTAAATGCGGGCATTATCCACTTGAAACAAGTATAGATTATTGCCGTAAGTGTTTATCAAAACAACATTTTACCAAAAAGCAATTAGAGGAGTTCGAATGAAGAAGAAAAAGAAAGAACCGCCATTAAAGACTAATAAATACCGTGGCGAGAAATGGTTTCCGCTGCTTGGTCATGAGAAAATGTATGAAATCAGTGACTATGGTAGATTAAAACAAATTCGTACTAGTTCAGGTCAACTAATAAAGATAATTCAAAAAGGTATAAAGTTAAAACGTGATGGACGAAAAGAATTGATTGTAAATGTTGTTAATCCAAAGACTGGGATGGCAAACTATGTACCTTTGCGTTTTTTGATGGAAATGCAATTCTTTGACAGACAGTATGTAAAACCTATAGATGGTGATTACACTAATTTAAAATTATCTAATTTAATCCTAGTTAAGGTAAAAAAAGGACAGCAATAGCAAAGGAGTTATTATGAACACACTAGAAAATGTAAAACAATGGTTTATTGACCGTGACCTTGAAAACGGTGGACGATTAGACAAGCAATCACTCAAATTCAGTGAAGAGTTTGGAGAGCTATGCGCTGGGTATCTCAAGAAGAATGAGAAAGTCACCAAAGATAGCATCGGAGATTGTGCAGTCGTGATTGTCGGATTAGGACTACTAATTGGTGAAGATGTGAATCAGATTTTTAAAGAATCTGATGGTTTACGGAAGAAAGAAATTACAGAGACATTAATCTCCATCAATGCAAATATCAGTGAGTTTCAACTCTCACAAGGGTTTGCAAGTAATGAATTATGCAGACATAACTTAGTACGTTGCATTGGTTATTTGAAAAATCTTGGTTATGATTTTGATGAATGTTTTGAACTCGCTTACCAAGAAATTAAAGACCGTAAAGGTCTATGGATTGATGGTTCATTTGTGAAGTGGGAGGAATTACCTGATGAACTACGAGCAAAGATTAAATGATAAACAGCGTAAACGTTTTGCATTTATGTTAAAACATTTAAGAGAAGATAGAGGTTTGACAATTACAGAATTAGCTGATAAGTTAGGTTACTCAATTACAAGTATATCGTATTGGGAGAATAGGAAAACAAATCCTACTTTATACAAAGTACAGGATGTAGCTGATTTCTTCGGAGTTCCACTAAATATTTTGATAGGGGAGGGATAGATTGACGGATATTGAAAAACGATTAAAGCAATTGCCTTTTGATGATATTAAAATTAGATCATTGCATAATGAAATCGTCAAGCTTAATTCAGGAATAGTTAAAGGTCAGTCTTTTAATGGTATGCCTAAATCGCCATCGATTGATAATCGGACTGAAGATATAAATATTCTAATAATCGATAGAACAAGAGAACTCTATGAGGAAATCAATAAAATTTATAAAGAACGAAAAAGAATAATAGATTGGATTGAGAGTTTAGAAGACCCTATTGAGAATATGGTCATGCGACTACTGTATATTGATGGCTTATCGTGGAAAGAGGTGCAGATAGAACTCAGATGTAGTCGAAGCACTATCAAGAGAATAAGAAGAAGCGCTATTAAAAAATGGCACTAATGAACCAAAATGGCACTAATTAAGTGGTATTATGGTATTGTCAGCAAGAGGGCTGATAAACTCCTATTATATTTTTCAGTGTTAGGACCGTTAAATAATTCATTGTTGATTTTCCTTTGCGTTTTTAATTTTATAGTTTCATAGTACCTCCAACGTCCTAACACTGTTTTATTTTCGGGAATAACAGGTCTCTCAAAGGAGAGATAAGGTACTAGTCCTTGCATAAGCCGATAGGTCGACATCGGCATGGATGCCAGTGGGTGCAAATCCCACTATTCTCATGAGAGGTCTTACATGAAGTCACACAATAAATGTGTGGCTTTTTGTTTTAGAAGGAGAAGGGGATGAAACCACAAAGGCTGACTATATTGAACGGTCGGAGGACTGCGGTTGATTATGACAAACGAAACCAAGAATACACAGACTATAATCGTACTCGTTGGAAGTATGACAAGGACGTGAAACGATTCTATAACTCAACTGTCTGGAAGAGAACAAGTCAACAAGTATTGCTTGAAGCAAATTATGTCTGTGCTATGTGTGGTGATGATGCTACTATGACTGACCATATCATTAGTGTAAAACAAGATTGGTCAAAGAGATTAGATCGAAATAATCTTCAAGCAAGTTGTAAAAAATGTAATGATAAGAAAGCAATAAAAGAGAAATATTCTTTTTAAAATAATTTTAAAAAACAAAAAAATAAATGGAATATCATTCGGTTATGCACTGATAAAATGTACGGAAATACCCCCTTTATTTTTAGACGGGGGTAGGTATCGTTCGGATATAAGAACGCTGCCCTCTTCTGTACGAAAAATTCCGTTTTTGAAATTTTTGAACCCCCATAAAATCAGAAAGGAGGTGGTCGATTTGGGTCGAAAGATGAAGATAGTGGAAAATACTAAAAGTCATTTGACAAAAGAAGAGAAGATTGCAAGAAAAACCATACAAGAAAAGGCTTCGGATGGTTTGGAAGCATTGCAACTGACACCACCAAAACACTTTGATGCAATCGCCAAAGCTGAATACAAGCGCGTGATTGAAGATTTAAGAAAGCTACCCCTTAGAAATCTAGATCGTGCAGTATTAGAAAGCTACTGCACTTGGTATGCAGTCTATAAAGAAATATCTCGTGGATTGCAAAAAGAAGGGTATGTTTACGAAACAGACAATGGAAAGGTGTTACCGAATAAGATGTTGTATAGTTTGGAACGTGCTACGACAAACTTAATGAAAGCAGCATCACAATTGGGTATGACAGTGGATAGTCGCATGAAGTTATTTGTGCCACAAGTCGAAGAAAAGAAAGAGAGTATTTTCGATAAATTTGGTAGTTAGGAGGATAGATAATGATGTATAGGCCACGGTATTTGAAGAAAAAAAGTCATTACAAGTTGAATGAATTTTCAACTGATTGTGGACGAATCGCAATAAACGGAAAGTTATTGGATGGAGTAACGAGTTATAGTATTGATTGGAACTCTGGCGAGCTAACTGGATTGACGATAAATATGGTTGGTAAAATGAAATGATTTTTATATCAGAGGGAATTTCCCTCTCTTTTTATTTAAGGCTGTTGGTGTAGAGGTAACATGACAAGCTCCAACCTTGTAGTCGTGGGTTCGATTCCTACACAGTCTGTATTTTGTTAGTTAGGAGGTGAAACAATGGAAGATGTAGCTTATCAATATGCTTCAAAAGTCGTAAATGGAGAAATCATAGCTAGTAAGAAAGTTATAAAAGCTTGTAAGCGCCACTTAAGAGATTTAAAGCGTATGGATGATGAAGATTTTCCGTATGTTTACTTGCCTGACAAAGCGAAAAACCCAATAGATTTTATCGAAATGCTCCCAGATGTCAAGACTGGAAAACCCTATCCACTGGCAGATTTTCAAAAGTTTATTTTGAGTAGTCTGTATGGTTGGAGAAAGAAGTCTAATACATCTATCAGACGATTCAAAAAAGCTTTAATCAGTCTTGCCAGGAAGAATGGTAAGACTATTTTAGTAGCTGGTATTGCTTTATATGAGTTTTTGTTTGGTCGAAACCCTGCAATGAGTAGACAGTTGTTTTGTACAGCGAATGACCGTTCACAAGCACGTATTGCTTATGATATGATCCGCAAGCAGTTGGATGCTTTGAGAAGTAAAAACTCAGACATCAGAAAAGCTACTAAAATAGTACGAGATGAACTCCGTAACTTAAATGATGAAAGTTATGTGCGTGCATTGAGTCGTGAAACTGGTGCAGTCGATGGTTTTGAACCGTATGTTGGTATCTTAGATGAATTTGCAGCATCTAAAACTAATGAGATGATTGAACTTCTCGAATCTGGTCAAGGTCAGTTGGATAACCCTTTGATTTTGATTATCTCAACTGCTGGATTTGATTTAAACGTACCAATGCACACTATCGAGTATGCGTATATCGAAAAACTTCTCGATGAAGAAGTTGAAAACGATGAATACTTTGCCTTCATTGCTGAACAAGATGATGAAGAGGAAATCAAAGATGAAAAGAACTGGATAAAATCAAATCCAATTCTTGAAGTCAAAGCACTACGTAGTAAGATGATGGACTACCTACGAAAACGTAGGAAGGTGGCACTTGAGACAGGAACAATAAATGAAATCCTGGTTAAAAACTACAACATGTGGCGACAATCATCAGAAGAATCTTACATGGATAAAGAAAGCTGGGCAAAAGCTAAGATTGATAAACCAGATACTAGAAAACGTAGAGTTTGGTTAGGTGTAGACGTTGGTAGGTCCAGCGACTTATTCTCTATTTCTCCTATGGTCATGATGGATGATTATTGGTATGCGGATAGCTTTTCTTTTGTGGCTACAAAATATGGCTTAATCGCAAAAGAAAAAAGGGACGGTGTTTCTTATACCAATTTGGAAAGAGCAGGTGAATGCGAGATAACAACGCTTGAAAGTGGTGTTATCGATGATGAGCGCGTGCTTGAGAAAATCGAGGAAATGGTCTATCAAAATGAGTGGGAATTGCAAGGTATATACTTTGACCCTTATCAATTTGGATCACTATTAACTATGATAGAAAAGTGGCATCCAGAGTGGCCACTAGTCCAGATACCACAAACCACTATGGTCTTAAATATGCCAACGAAACAATTTCGTGATGATGTCCGTCAAGGAAAAATCAAGCATAGTGGTAATCAGTTGCTAACGATGGCAATTAATAACGCATATACCAGAGTTGATAATAATGGTATGAGGATTGATAAAAACAAGAATAGCAATAAAATCGACCCTCTGGATGCTCTGTTAGACGCTTATGCTGCTTGTTATTTAGAGCCATTTGATGGAAGTGGTTATTGGACAAATGAGAAAATCTTGGAAGGAGGTTCGCTGTTTTAGTGTTGAAGAAAATTTTAAATCATATACATACAATATTATTGCTGATTGGAATAGGATTTATATCTTACAGCCTTTTTTTAATTAATGAAACAATTGGTTTTCTAGGAACTGGAGTTCTTTTGGTTATGTTGGCTATGCTGATTAATCTTGAAAATACAATGAAATAGAAAGGAGGTGAGAAAATAAATGACTTTTTTTCAATCTTTAGGGTCGTCAAAATTATCTTATGACGATTATGTCTCTTCGGTAATCTCTGGTAATTCAAGTCCTGAATATACTGGTATATCTGCTTTAAAAAATAGCGATGTCTTGACTGCAGTATCTATCATAGCTGGTGATGTTGCTCGTTTTCCATTGTTGAAAAAGGATTTAATGGGTAATATTGAGCAAGATGAAGATATGAACTATCTACTGAATGTCAAATCCACAAGCAATACATCAGCAAGGCAATGGAAGTTTGCAATGACCGTCAATACAATTTTGACTGGTAATTCATTCTCTCGTATTCTACGTGATCCGATAAGTGGCAAGCCGTTAGAATTTCAATTTTTTAGACCATCTGAAACAACTGTTGAAGAAACCAATGACCATGAATTGATTTACACTTTTCGTGACCGTCTAAATGGTAAGGAAATTGTATGTAAATCAGAAGATGTCATCCATTGGAAATTTTTCAGCCATGATACCATTCTTGGCAGGTCTCCACTACTTTCCCTTGGAAACGAAATCAGCTTGCAAGATGGTGGATTGAACACTTTGATTAAGTTCTTTAGAGATGGTTTCTCAAGCGGAATTATCAAGCTTAAAGGCGCTCAATTGAACGGTGAAGCCCGTAAGAAAGCCCGTATGGACTTTGAAAAAATGCGTGAAGGCTCAACTGGTGGCAGTCCTTTGGTATTTGACGATACACAAGAATACACTCCACTTGAAATTGATACGAATGTCTTGCAGTTGATTACATCTAATAACTTCTCTACTGCACAGATTGCTAAAGCTTTACGAGTTCCTAGTTTTAAATTAGGAGTAAATAGTCCTAACCAATCTGTAGCACAGTTGACCGAAGATTATGTAACCAACGACCTTCCATTCTACTTTGATGCAATCACAAGTGAACTTGCTTTGAAAGTATTTAGTGATGAAGAGCGCAGGAAGTATCGTGTTGACTTCGACACTCGTAGCGTGACTGGTAGAAACGTAGATGAGATTGTAAAACTTGTAAACAATCAAATCTTAACACCTAACCAAGCTTTGATTGAACTTGGTAAGGAACGTTCTACTGATCCAAACATGGACCGTTACCAGTCAAGTTTGAACTATGTCTTCTTGGATAAGAAAGAAGAATATCAATCAATGAAAGGAGGTGAGACAAGAGATGCCAAAGAGAATCAAGATGAAAGGTCCACTGATTCCGAATAACAGCCAGGAAGTTTACGACTACTTCGGTTTGGAAGCGGTCAGTGCAAAATCTATCACAGATGCTTTTCCAGAAGACAATAGTGACATCGTTTTGGAAGTTAATTCCAACGGTGGTCTTGTAACTGTTGGAAGTGAAATCTACACAGCGTTGAAGAGTTATTCAGGGCATGTGACTGTGGAAGTAACAGGAATGGCAGCAAGTGCTGCTAGTGTTGCAATCATGGGAGCTGATAAAGTGCTTATCAGTCCAACAGCTCAGATAATGATTCACAAAGCGTTGTATGGTTATGTATCTGGTAATAGCGATGATTTAGACAAAGCTTCTAATGCGCTTAAATCTAGCGACCAAGCCATCGTGAATGCATATGTAGCTAAGACTGGATTGGAAGAATCAGTGATCATCGACATGATGAAAAACGAAACCTTCATGTCAGCTAGTGAAGCAGTTGAAAAAGGCTTTGCAGATGAAGTAATGACCTTTGATGATGTTGGTGCAGTTGCAAGTCTTGGAGATGGACTGTTGCCACAAGCTGTTATTGACGACTTTTACGCTAACCGTAGCATGCGTAAGTCTGAAATTCAAAATATGCTACGAGAAATTGAAAAAGAAGAATTACTTAAAGGGCTATAAGCTCTTTTTTTAATACCGTAAGGAGAATAAAGAAAATATGTTTAAAGAAAAAATGAAAGAACTTCAAGCACAGATTGCAAACATCGGTGCTGAAATCATTGCTAAGACAGATGAATTAAAATCTGTTTTGAATACTGAAGATCTCGAAAAGGCTCGTGAAATTCGTGCTGAAATCGACAACTTGAAATCACAAAAAGAAGAAGTAGAAAACAACTTGAAGACTTATGAAATCGCAAAAGAAGGAGCTGGAATGGAAGCGACTATTGAAAAACATGAAGTAAAAGAAGACGGTAAAACTTACCGTGATTCTGTAAATGAATGGGTACGTACTAAAGGTGCTGTTGCTGATTCAAATTTGAAATTTGAAGGAAAAAACCTTCTTATCCCAATGAATGAAGCAGTAAATCCAACACAAGATGGATTAAAGACGGTTGAAACTGGAAAAGTAACTAGCAAGGAAATCGTTACTACTCCAATGCGTGAAGTTAAGACAGTTCTTGACCTTAAACAATTTGCTACTATTCATAAAGCAGCTAAAGGTGAAGGTTCATATCCTATTCTTAAACACGCTACATCTAAGATGGCAAGCGTAGAAGAATTGGAAAAAAATCCAGCTCTTGCCAAACCAGAATTTACAGATGTAGCATGGAAAGTTAAAACTTACCGTGGCGCTATCCCACTTTCACAAGAAGCTATTGACGATGCAGATGTTGACCTTCTTGCAATCGTAGCTGAAGCAGCTAACCGAATCAAAGTAAACACTACAAACGATGCAATCGGTGGTGTTTTGAAAACATTTGAAGCTAAAAACGCAGCTGACTTGGATGCAATCAAAGCTATCTTGAATGTAGATCTTGACCCAGCTTACAACGTGTCATTTGTAGTTACACAAAGTTTCTACCAAAAACTTGACACTTTGAAAGATAAGAACGATCGCTACTTGCTTCAAGATTCTATCGTTTCTGCATCAGGTAAAGCCTTCCTTGGCCATCCAGTATTCGTAGTTGCTGACACAGTTCTTGGTGAAGCTGGTGAAGCTAAAGCCTTCATCGGTGATGTACAACGTGCTGTTCTTTTTGCTGACCGTCAAGAATTAGGTCTTCGCTGGACTGATAATGAAATCTATGGTCAATACTTGCAAGCAGTTGTACGCTTCGATGTTAAGAAAGCAGATGCTAAAGCAGGTTACTTTGTAACTATGCCCTAATACTCCCCCAATTAGTGGGGGTGTCTCACGGTCAGCTGTAACTTTAGCAGTACCAACCGCAAGTAGCACCAAACAAGATATCATGTCTTACCTAGATAGTAAGGGAATTTCTTACAATTCGTCACAAACTAAAGATCAACTACTAGCCTTGATTGGAGGTTAGAAACATGGAAGATAAAAAGAATAGTCTTCTTGAAGAAGTTAAGTTGTATTGTAAAATCGACTATGACTTTGAAGATGAATTACTACTTGAACTTATCGAGTCAGCAAAAGAACAGATTTGCTTTGCAATCGATAATGATTTAAAACCAGATGATTTAGTTGGTTACGCTAAATTCCGTTTAGCTGTTAAAAAGCAAGTTAAAGAAGAATACGAACATCGAGGGATGTCAGCAGATACTATGCGCTATCCATTAGCAAATGGTGTGCTAAACATCATCCACCAACTTAGAACAAGGAGAGAAAGTTAATGCGAACACGTGAAATGAATGTTCGCATTACTTTTTTTCAAAAAGTAGGCGGACAGAATGAAGATGGAGAAGTATTGGACTTTGAAAGAAAAGACTTGTACACATGCTGGGCAGAAGTTTCTAAAACATCTATTAAGGATTTCAGAGAAAATGCGACTGTCACAAAAGCTGGTGGATTGGTAGAACATAAAGACACTAAAACATTCTTGATTCGTCATCTTCCAAAACTTCCTTTTGACAATTCTTGCTATGTAGATTTTGATGGTAACGAATATCAAATCGATGCTATCGAACGTGATCATGCAAGTAAGGAAATTGACTTGATTAAGGGAGTGATGTTGTCATGACAAGAGGTTTGGATTTATGTATTCAAAATCTTGTAAAACTTGAAGTGAAAGCTCCTAAAGTTGCCCGTGAAGCAGTCACAATGGTTGCTGAGGAGTTTGAGAAAGAACTTGGAATAAATACTCCAGTTTCTGATGAACTAACACCCACTCGATTGAAAGAAGATGTAAAAATCAGCAATTTCAAAGGTAGAGGTGGTGCTCCTTCAAAAGATATCGGTTTTGGTCGTACGACTGGTTGGCGTGCTAGATATCCCAACAGCGGGACAATCTATCAGAAAGCACAGGATTTTGAGGAAAAAACTATCAACGCAGTTACTCCTCGTGCTAAAGAAATTTATATAACAAAAATAAGGGAGGTGTTAAAATAAATGATTGCTGAAACTGAAGCTTATAAACTTTTGGTGGCAGATGAAAAGTTAAATCAACTTTTTAATGAGTTTAGAGGTAAGGAGTTTCCAGGATACAAACAAGGTATCTTTACTTATGATATTCCTGAAAAACCTACAAACTTAAAACGAAAAGAACTTGCTCCGTTTGCAAGAATTTATTTAACCTACGAAGCACCTCACAAGTATGCAGATGATGAAATCATCTCAATGGAACAACGTATCACAATCAACTTTTGGTGTAAGAACGCAAAACAAGCTGACCAAATCGCTAAAAGAATGGATGTGGTCCTAGAAAGTAGTGGATTTGAACGCTACACAGCAAATGAGAAACCTCGATACATGGATGACGATATTGGACTATTAATGAATGTCCGAAAATATCGTCTTTTTGATTGGAGCGATCTCGAAGAAATGAAAGGAAAATAAATAAATGTCTAAAGTTAAATTTGGTTTACGTGGGTTTGAATATGGGGTTTTGAACGATAAAAACCTTGTACCAGGAGAAACTAAAAAAATCCCTGGAATTAAAACAGCGAAATTGGATATCACAAATGAATTGAACACTATCACAGCAGATGATGGACCATACGTAGTATTGTCTTCTGGTATCACTGGAACAACTCTTGAAGTATCATGGCTTGATTTGGGTAGTGAAGCTCGTAAGGACTTCTACGGTATCACTGTTGAAAATGGTGTTGAAAAATACAATAAGAAGATGACTCCAAACGATGTTGCTTGTTTGTTCCGTACAACTGGTGATGACGGTAAAGGTATCTGGGTTGGTCTTCTTAAAGGTAAGTTCTCGCTTCCAGGAATGGATTTGGAAACCAAAGACGGTTCACCAGAACCTAAGAACGATACTGTATCTGGTAGCTTTGTAGCTCGTGGAGATGACGATGATGCTCTTGTGATTGTAGTTGGTCGTGAAGACAACCCACAATTCCAAGAATCTGAGTTCCGTAAATTGGTCTTCCCAAAGTCGTAAGTGGTGCTGCACCTGCGAGTGCAGTTGCCACGAGACAAGAGTAATTAGGCTAGGCTTGGTTTTTCCAAGCCTTTATTTTTTTAAGGAGTTAATAAATGTTTGAAATTAAGTTTAAAAAAGCAGGTGTTTTAAAAGAGTTTTCTAAAGACTATGTGAATGTTGAAGATAATTTACTAGCATTAGAGCATCAAGTACGACAAACTGCATTGTATGAAAATAAAGAGGATTTGTTAAATCCTATTAAACATCGTGAATTGAATGAAGCATATCTTACTATGTTTGTAAAAATGTACGGTGAGCAATTTGAAGTAGATGATCTAAAATGTGCGAGTGTTGAAACACTTGAAACTTTGAACGACCTATACCTTGCGGCTCTCGGTGGAAAACAAGAAGAAAAAGAGACTACTGAGGGAAAAAAGAAGAAAAAGGGTTAAGCCCTAAAGAAGCTCAAAATAATTTATTAGTTTGGGTTCAATCATTGATGAGTCAAGGATATACAATCCATGACATTAAAAGTATGCGTTTATCAGATTTTGATTTGATGGTGCAGGCTTTAGAAACAAAAGAAAGCCAAGAGGAAGAAGAAACAACCCTTGACAAGGCCTTCCCATTCCTTTTTGGATAGAAAGGAGATTAAATGGCAAGTAACATTGGCGAATTGGTCGCCACAGCAACCTTAGATGTCGCTCCTTTTCAGTCAAACGTTGGGAGGTTGAAAACTTATCTAAAAGGTGTTGATAATTCCCTAAAGGCGATGGAGAATAACTTCAAAGGTGCTGGAAAGAATGTCGGTAACTTAAAAAATCTCTTATCCCAGACTGGTTCAGCTCTAAGCTCATATCAAAAAGTATTGAGTTCACAGAGTGAACGATATAACCAATTAAAAGCTAGTATTGGAGATGTATCTACTGCTACTGCAGAGCAGAAACAGAAATTAGTTGAAGCAAGTGCTAGTATGACAGCAACTGCTGCTAAAGTAGCTGAATTACAAAATCGCTATGAACAGTTAGCTAGTTCTATGAGACAAGCTTATATCGATGACAGTGCCTTCACTAAATTTGGTAGAGGTGCGCAAGAGGTTGGTGAAAAATTCAGCAAAGTTGGTAAAGAGATTTCTGGTTTTGGTTCTGCATTAACGAAAGGTGTGACCGCTCCAATAGTAGCAGGAGCTGGTCTTGTAGTGAAAGCAGCAATCGACTATGAATCTGCATTTGCTGGAGTTAAGAAAACAGTGGACGAAACTGCCACAGTATCTTACAAAAACCTATCGGACGGTATTCGTCAAATGGCCAAGGAATTACCAGCTAGTGCAGTTGAGATTGCAAATGTAGCAGAAGTTGCAGGTCAGTTAGGTATTAAGGCAGAAGATATCCTTAAATTCTCACGTACCATGATTGATATGGGAGAGTCAACCAACTTGAGCGCTGAAGAAGCTGCAACTGCAATTGCTAAAGTAGCAAACATTATGGGCTTGAGTTCAGATGATTATTCAAGATTCGGTGCATCCGTTGTAGACCTTGGTAACAACTTTGCAACGACTGAAAAAGACATCGTAATGATGGCCAATCGTTTAGCAGCTGGTGGTAAACTAGCTGGACTAACTGCTCCTGAAATCTTAGGTCTTGCGACTGCTATGAGTAGTGTAGGTATTGAAGCTGAAGCTGGTGGTACTGCCATGACTCAAACTCTTACTGCTATTGGTAATGCAGTTTCATTGACTACTAAGGACTCAGCAGACGATCTAGCATTGATTGCTAAAGTAGCTGGTACAACATCAGAAGAATTCCAACAAGCGTGGAAAGAAAAACCCGCTGAAGCTTTACAATCCTTTATTAAGGGGCTTAATACAGCCCGTGAAAAAGGCGCAAATATGGATGCTATCTTGATGAAGTTAGGCATGACAGGTGTTAGACAAGGGAATATGCTTAAATCTCTAGCTTTATCATCGGATAAAATGAGTGCAGCAGTAAATCGCTCTAATCAAGCTTGGAAAGAAAACACTGCATTGACCAATGAAGCGAACAAACGTTATGAAACTACTGAGTCTCAACTACGAATGTTCAAAAACCAATTGACAGATATCGCTATTGAATTCGGTGGGCCATTAATTAAAGCTCTAAGAGAAGGTCTTAATGCAGCAAAACCATGGATTGAGAATTTATCAGAATTAGCTAAGAAGTTTAGTTCATTATCAACAGAGCAACAACAAAATATCTTGAAATGGGGATTGTTTGCAGCAGCATTAGGTCCTGCTTTGAAGTTGCTAGGTGGTGGTATCTCAGTCATTGGTGGTTTTGTAAAAGCCATTGGTGGTTTGTCAAAAGGTATTGGTTTCCTGAGTGGTTCAGCTAAATATCTTGTAAATCTACCAGCTGGTTTGAATGCTTTAGCTGGATCAGCAGGAGCAGTGGAAACTGCAGTAGCGGGAGCAAGCACAGGAACTGGTTTGCTTGGTAGCGCCCTTGGATTTTTGGTGACCCCAGTTGGGTTAGCCACTGTTGCTTTAGTTGCTGCAACTGCAGCAGCTGCATATTTTGCAAATAAAGCCTATGAAGCAAGACAACGTGCACAAGAGTGGGGCACTAGTGTTAGCGAAGAACAAGCTGGTCAACTTCAAAACTTTAAGGATAAAGTGGATGAAGCAAACCAAGCTATGACAGTCTTTGGAACAAGTTCAGATGGGATTGATAAAGTTACAACTGCAGTCCAAAAACTAGCGACCGAAATTCAAAAATTAGCTGATGAAAACTTAGCGAAGGACATCGATTTAGCTCATAAGTTAGGTTTGAGCGAAGAGACGATCCAACAAATTTCTAGCCATGCTGACCAAATTAAAAACAACGTTCAGCAAATGTCTGATGAAGTTATTCAGATTTATCAGAATGCTGCAAACAACCATCGGAAGCTTTCTGAAGAAGAAAAAGCAATTGTACTATCTAATCAGAATGAATTGATTAACACTCAATTACAGTTGATGGAATATTCTGGTGAAGAACGCATCAACATGATTAAAGCTTTCAACGGTCAAGCTGATGAATTGAACACAGAGCAACTTAAAAAAGCCACTGAATTAACTGAGAAATGGGCGAAAGAAGAACAAGCGTCTTACAACGAACGCTTGGACGGATACAAGAAGCTCATGGAACAAATCAAAGGTGAGGATGAAAAGTCCGTTAAGGCTCGTGCTGAGATTAAAAGCAAAATAGAGCAGTTGGAAGCTGAGCACGCAGCTAAGATGGAAGCGTATAGTCAGAAATGGAATGATCTGCAAGGTAGACTTTTAAAAACCTTGAAAGTTAGTCCAGAAGCATTATCAGGTATTATGAATCAGCTTAAAACGAGAGCTGAGGAAATGGGCTTGACTTATGATGAAATGGCTATTAAATTCCAGAATACTTTCTCGAAAGTACAAGAAGGCCATAGCATGTGGGCACAAACAGCTAAAGATGCCACTGAGACTACTAAGCTTGCAAATACTCAATGGAACTCTATGGTTTGGGATGAAAAGACTGGTAAGTTGAAAACCAATGCAGTCGAAGAAGTCCAAAAGGCCCTTGAAGCAGAGGGCGGATGGGATGCCATGCAGTTCATTCTTAAAGAAGCGAATCTTGAGACTAACGCTCGTTTGACAATTGGTGAAGCTTTAGTAGCAAATGGTCAATGGGAACAGCTTTCTCCTGAACAAAAAGAATTAATCGTGAATGGCAAACCTGCAGTACAAGCTATCTTGGATAGCAAAGAGATGATGGCACAATGGAATGCACTACCAACTGAAATAAAAGAAATTCTTGGTAAGAATGAGAGCTTCTTGAGCAGTGCAGAAGGCGCAAAACAAGCACTAACACAATGGAATCTAATGACACCAAGCGAAAAGGCTTTGACTATTAAAGACTTGGCTAGTAGCGATGTCAAAGTGGTTCAAGGTCGCATCGATATGATGACTGGTAAACAGTTACCTATCGAAGCAATTGATAAAACTGCAAGCACAGTTGAATCTGTATTATATGGTGTAAATTCAATTCAACAAACTAGTCCGATTGATATCAATGCAATAGACCAAACTGGTCCACAATCTGCAGCTGCTTATGCAGGAGTTAATGCAGTAAGACAAGACAGTCCAATTGATATCAATGCTACGAATCAGACACAAGGTGAAGCAAACTCAGCAAGTCAATCAGTAAATGCTGTTAAGCAGAACAGTCCTATCAGTATTAGAGCTGAGAATAACACACAAAGTGCCATTAGTAGCGTATTAGGAGGTTTAGCATCGTTACCAGCGGTAAAATTCATTGATATTATCACAAGAACATTTACGCAGAAACACGCAAAAGGTACTAACAATCACCCAGGTGGTCTTGCAACGGTCAATGACCAACGAGGATCGCTTTATAAGGAAATGGTTACACTTCCTGACGGGACTTCATTCATTCCACATGGGCGAAATGTGACACTACCACTACCTCAAGGAACTAAGGTCATGCGAGCTGGTAAAACTCGTAGCTTGATGAATCGTTTAGGCATTCCGAACTATGAGAATGGTATTGGTTTTGAAGATACGAAAATTTCGCACCTAACTAGACGAATTCAGAGTATCAATACTAAAAGTAGTAACCGTGGGTATCAGAATACTTCTTATGCAATCGGTGGAGATAATCAAGCTGTTGTTTCAGAATTAGTTAGCTTGAAAGAAAGTTTAGAGAATTTATTAGGTCGCTTGTTGGATAAAGATACCAATACTTACCTTGATGGGCGAGTGATTGCAGAAAGTTCTTACCAATATCAAGGGAATATCATGAGAAGGGAGGGCATTTAATGTCGAATTATTTAAAAATAAATGATTTCACAACATCTGGTTTAAGAAATTGTGTGGTTGTAGACTTTGGAACAATCCGTTCTGCCATCCCTCGTTTCTCAGAGCAAGTGAAGTTGTATGGTACAAATGGTAGCTATAATCAAGTGGATGGCGCTTATGAGAACTATGAAAGAACTATTCGTATATTCTTTGAGCGCTTTTCTGATTTAGCAACCTTGGTTGAAAAAATCAAAGCAGTTGGAAATCAATTGGAATTTAGTTATCAATCTGATTCATTATTCTATGCAGATTTGCTAGATACTGAAATTATTCCAAAGGGGATGTATGGTTGGGAACTATCCATCAAACTTGACATGCAACCGTTCAGATATCCGAAGAATGTCGCACCAGTCGTATTCACAAATCCTGGAACGATTGAAAATATCGGTACAGTCTATTCAGAGCCTATCATTGAGATTGAAGGAAATGGAGATGTATCGCTTACGATTGGTAGAAAAACCATGCACTTGACGGTTAACAATAAAGCAACAGTTGATTGTAGACAAGGGAAACAAAACATCTTCAATGCCAGCGGGGCAGTGCAGAATACACTACGCAAGCGAGGTGGGTTCTTTGAAATCCCTGTTGGTCGTAACGGTGTGACATTTACAGGAAATGTACGTAAGGTGACTATTCGTCCTAATTGGAGGTATCTAGTATGATTTATTTAACAGAAGGGAATGTACCTCTGAATGCTGCCTATGCTGACGAAATAGTTCAGATAGATAGAAATACCTATCAATTAACATTCAAATTTCCTACTAACAACATTTTGTGGCAACGACTGAGAGAAGAAACATTCTTAACAGCTGATGATCTACACGGTGAGCAAGACTTTGTTATTTTTGAAGTTGAAAAACAACATGGATACATTCAGGTCTATGCCAATCAAGTCATGACCTTGTTAAATCACTATGTTGTAAATCCAATCAATCTTGAAAGAGAAACTGGTTCAACTGCTTTAAGTCGATTCGCAGGAAGCATCACTCGTGATAATCCATTCTCGTTCTTTTCAGATATTGACGACAGACATACCTTCAATATTGATACAATGAACGCTATGGAAGCCTTGACCAAGGATAAACATTCTATTCTTGGTCAGTGGGGTGGTGATTTAGTCAGACATGGTTATCAGGTACGGTTGTTAAAAAATGGCGGTTCAGAAAATGAATCGCTTTTTATGTACAAGAAAAACCTGTCCAGTTATCAACATAAAACATCTACTAAGTCTTTGAAGACCCGAATTACATTCAAAACTACTGTCAAAGGCGAGGGAGAAAATGCTGATGATAAGCATTACAAAGTAGTTGTCGATAGTCCACTGATTAACAAATACAGTCATGTTTATGAGGATGTCGTAGAAGTCAACGACCAAGATGTCAAGGATGAAGCAAGCCTTATAGAATATGGTAAGCAGTATTTCAAAACAAGTCTATGTGACTTGATGGAAGACAGCCTTGAAATCGATGTTGTAGGTCAGAGTGATGTACCTGTACAGATGTTCGATGTGGTGGGTATCTACCATGAAACGTTTGATTTAGATGTAAGGAAGAAAATCACTAAATACACCTACTCTCCAATGGCTAAGAAATTGAAGTCTATTGGTTTTGGAGAGTTTAAATCTGGTCTTGCACATGCAATTGGGAATGTCGTGAGTGATGCAGTGAAGAATGAGACCTATATCTTTGAAGCGAGACTTGAAAAAGAAATCAAGAATGCTGACTTAGACTTCGACCGTAAGGTACAAGGTATCAGGAATGAAATCACAGATAGTATCGAACAAGCTAAGGCGCTCGCTGAACAAAACAAGAAAAACCTATCTGACGAAATCAACAGACGATTTCAGGAGTTCAGCCCGTCAGGTTTTGAGGAAGCCAAAGCCAAAGCAGAAGAAGCTCTACGAAAAGCTGGAGCAAGCGCTAACCTTATCGAGGAAGCGAAGAGAATTGCGGACAGCAATGCTAGGGATTTAAACGCATTTAAAACCTCGACTCAAAAAGAACGTGAGAAGTTATCAGATGAGTTAAAACGTTATTCACGAGAAGAAGCTGAGAATAAACTGACAGAAATCAGGAAAGTTCTGGCTAGTGATTATGTTTCAAAAAGAACCTATGTAGAAGATGCAGAAGGGACACGTCAACGACTCGAAGCTATAACACAAGACAACAAGTCTAAATTAGCAGAGTACAAACAAACAGTCGACGGTCAATTTACAAATCTATCTAGTCAGATTGCTGACAAGGTAGATAGGTTGGATTTCCAGCAAATTAAAGAAACCTCATTGATTTATGAGCGCATCTTGGGCAGAACAGACTCAAACGTTGCTTCAAACATCGCACGCATGGCCTTGACCTCAGAATTATTTGAGGTTGAGGTAGGTAAGAGATTTAGTAACCTTACAAACCTATTTTATGCGCCTACAAAGATTCCAAAGTACATTTCATCAGTCGCAACAGATAAGCATTTGAGCCGTGTTGGATTTGGCGATCATGACGGCATTAGAATTAACTACACTGATTCTATGTCTGGTTGGTTAGGGGTTAGATTCCCTCTTACTAAAAGGTTCGTAAAACAAGGCGAGGGTCTTGGTTATCGTATTGAGATTTCAGTAGATAAAGTACCACGAGACGGTAGAGTTTTGATTCAGTTATTGGATAATACTCCAAATCTTGGGATGTACTATAACTCTCAAATACTACTTACCAAAACTGGTAATCAGGTATTTACAGGGTATTTAGATATTCCAAGAACGGGCGAACTGAACGAATATTCAATCAGGTTTACTTTAACCTCTCCTGGTAATATCGTCATCCATAAGCCAATGGTTATCGATAAGCGCATAATTCCTGAAGAATTTGTAGATAGCACTGACTATAACAATGAGTACAATCGTGTGACTATGTCATTGCTAAAAGATAGCTTTGCTATCAAGGCCTTGAATAGCGCAGGAGATATCATTGCTGGGATCAACGTAGGCGCTAACGGGAACAACCGCATTATTGGCCGAGCAACTCACATTACAGGAGAGACCTTGATTGACAATGCGGTCATCAAATCAGCTATGATTGATAAACTCAAAACAGCCAATTTTGAAGCAGGTTCAGTCACTAGCACTATTTTAGGGGCAAATTCCGTTACAGCTGACAAGGTACTTATGGACCAAGCTATGGCTCGAAGATTTGTATCGAACGACATATTCACGGATACTTTAGCTGCTAAGACCGCATTTATCAATAAATTGCGGTCAGTGGTTGTCACTGCAACCTTGCTTGAAGGTTTTAAAGGTCGTATCGGTGGATTCCAAATCGGTACTCATGATAAAGACCCATCTGTGTATTGGCTAACTGGTACTAACCAATTCGCAGTTGGTATGAGTAATGGTAGTTCTGGTTGGGGTCAAACAGCCCTTTGGGTCAATTGGGGAGATAACTGGAATAAAGCAGGTGACTATGCTTGGTTTGTGAAACGTACGGGAGAGATGTTTTGTTATAACAAAGCGCAATTTTGGAACACTCCTGTTATTCACGGGAATTTAATTGTGACAGGTCATATTTTTTACGACAACAGACAATCTGGCGGTAAGGCAGGCCATTGGGTGTCTTCCGAAAATTACTCGCGTATTGATCCATCAGGTGGTTCGCTTTATCTTTATTATTCAGGAGGAGGTTACGACTGGATACCGATGAACAAAGACGTATCTGACCGCAGATATAAACACAACATTGAAGATAGCAAGGTCTCAGCTTTGGAAGTTATCGATCGTCTGAAAACTTACTCATATCGCAAGGAATACGATGGGAAAATCGAAGATATATCATGTGGTATCATGGCTCAAGATGTTCAAAAATATGTACCAGAAGCGTTTTATGAAAACCCAGATGGTGCATATTCTTACCGTTCATTTGAACTCGTACCTTATCTAATCAAGGCTATTCAAGAACTTAATCAGAAATTGGAGAAAGTAAATGAAAGAAGAAATTAATCAACTAATCATTCAAAATTTAAGTGTTGATATTGGACTGAAAGCAAGCGATTCAGCGACTTACAAAGCTTTGTATGAAATCACACAAAAACAACTCAATGAAATTTTAAATCTCATTGAGTCAGACGAAGAACTAAAAGCAAAATTTGAAGAAGTGAAAGGAAAAATGGTAAATGACAATCAATAACTATAATCTAGCAAGCAAACCATATACTCGTGGTCTTGGGGAAAGCACAGTTACAGTTGTAGAAATTCGATTATCAGAAGGTAACCGTTACAGTACCAACATGCGTGAGCTGGTAGGTGACCGTACACAAGAAAAAGAAGATGCACTCATTCAAGCAGTATTGGATATCATCAAAGCTGAATTAGATCCAGGAAGTGCAATCGTCAAAGCTCAATCTAAAATCGAGCAAACCGTACAGAAGCTTACCCAAACTGAAAATAAGCAGAACGAATTGCTTGAATTAACCAATAGAATTAACAAGATAGTACGTGTCATGGCACAAGACTCAATCATGGGCGAGAAAATTGCCTACGGTACAACCTACAAGGAACTTGTCGAACTCTTCCCATTGGCTGAGGAAGGTAAGGCTTATCAGCCGGGGGATATGTTTGTGATTGAAGATCCTGAACACGCTGAATTAAACGGCGAGGGCAAGCGTGTCTTGATTCAGACAAATCAGGCTTTCACTTACAAAGGCGAATCTCTCAAACAACTTGAGGGTGCACCATCTCAAAATGGCCTTCTTGCAATTTGGAAGTGGGAAGGACAAAAAAACGAAAGCGAGCTTGAAACCAAGCCAGTTGAACGATAAAGGGGGTAGTTATGTCATGGTCAGAAGCGTTTGAGAAATTAATACACGCTATCACACAACTAGCACCAACAATCGGAGTAGTGGCCACTGGTTGGTTCGGTATGCGAGCCAGTAAAGCTGGAAATCTCAACAAGGAACAATTCAAGGAACTTAAAGGCGAACTGAATACAATCCACGTTATCGGAGAAGACAACCAAAAGAAGATTACTGAAATCAATAACAAATTGGCAGTTCACGATGAAGCGCATTTAGCTACAATGTATTTACGTTTAGAACGGGACATCACTACTGCTCTAAAACGTGGGTACACAACGGTGCATGAGTCTGATATTATTCATAAGATGCACTCAAGCTATAAGAAGCTAGGCGGGAACGGGCGAATTGATGCCTTATTTAACAAATACTTAAACTTAGAAATCTCGGAGGAACATACAAATGCAACAGATCAATGAAATTTTACTTAATGGCGCTATCAGCATCCTTGTCATTTTAGTAGGTATCGCAGTTAAGGCTGTTAAAGAATACCTCGTTCAAAAAGGCGGAGAAAAGACAATCAAGATTGTTGAAATCTTGGCAAAAAATGCGGTTAACGCAGTAGAGCAGGTATCTGCTGAAACTGGTTATAAAGGCGAGGAAAAGCTGGAGCAAGCACGTATTAAAATCCGTGCTGAGCTTAACAAGTACAACATCCACATGACTGATAGCGACCTAGATACATTTGTCGAGTCAGCGGTCAAGCAAATGAACGACGCTTGGAAAGGACAATAATCATGGATATTGATAAAAGCAGACTAAGAACTGGACTTCCTCAAGTCGGTGTGAGACCTTATCGTCAAGTCCATGCACACTCGACAGGAAATCGAAATTCAACCGCACAGAATGAAGCAGACTACCACTACAGAAAAGACCCTGAACTTGGCTTTTTCTCACACGTAGTTGGTAATGGTCGAGTGATGCAAGTTGGACCAGTAAATAATGGATCCTGGGACGTAGGCGGTGGCTGGAACGCTGAGAGTTATGCAGCAGTCGAATTGATTGAAAGTCATTCAAGTAAAGAAGAGTTCATGACTGACTACAAGCTCTATATTCAATTACTACGTGAACTTGCAGAAGAAGCTGGATTGCCTGTCACTCTTGATACAGACGACCTTGCAGGTATTAAGACACATTACTACTGTACTTATCATCAACCAAACAACAACTCAGACCACGTAGACCCTTATCCATATCTTGCTAAATGGGGCATTAGTCGTGAGCAATTTAAACACGATATCGAGAACGGTCTAGTGGTCGAAGCTGGTTGGAAGAAGAATGACACAGGTTTTTGGTACGTCAAAGAAGATGGCTCTTATCCTAAAGAGAAATTTGAAAAAATCAATGATGTCTGGTACTACTTCGATAATTCAGGCTATATGCTTGCAGAACGTTGGAAAAAGCACACAGACGGTAATTGGTACTGGTTCGATAACTCAGGTCACATGGCTACTGGTTGGAAGAAAATCGCTGAGAAGTGGTACTATTTCAACGAAGAAGGCGCTATGGTTACTGGCTGGATCAAATACAAGGATACTTGGTACTATCTTGATAGCAAAGACGGTAACATGGTATCAAACGCATTTATCCAGTCAGCAGACAAGACTGGCTGGTACTATCTCAAAGAAGATGGCTCACTTGCTGACAAACCAGAGTTCACAGTTGAACCTGAGGGCTTGATCACACTGGCCAAGTCCAAAGAAAAAGAAGAAAAATAAAAAAAATAAAATATAATAGAAAGAAATTAAATTAATTATACACACAGAAACCGCTAGCTTATGCTGGCGGTTTTTTTGTTTGACAAAATTCAAAAAATGTGCAAAAATAAGTAGAATTGAAAACAGGAAAAACTCACCTCCTTTCGATTCGCCCAGCCTTTTCTTAAGGCAATGAGGGGGCGGAGAGACGCGCTCGTCAACAGAAGTATCTCATTGGAAATGTTGCTCACTTTTTAGTGAGCTTTTTATCTAAGGAATAGGAATGAAAAGTAAGAAGTTAAAATTAGGTCAAATTAATTTAAAAATGTGCAAAGATTACGACCTTATTCAAGCGATGGATTATGACTTTAAGACGAAGGAAGTAACGAATAAAGGAAGGGGATTTGCGGTAACTGTTGTCAAAATACAGGGGCTAACCTTCTTGATTCCATTTAGGAGTTACATTCCTAAAAAGTATCAGTTGAAGTATAAGCTTAGAAATTCGGCAAAAGAAGGATATGTTGAAGGATTAGATATTGGTAAAACATTGATTTTAGAAGATAAAAGTTATTTGCTGAATACAACTTTCCGCCTTCGGAAAATAGAAGATTATTATAAAGTAATGGACAATGATAAGGTCATAATTAATAAGTTGGTAAAAGCGATTATAGACTATAACCATGCTTTAGAAATAAACGATAGAAACAAACTTGAAGATCCTAAACGCTTTAAATTCTCTACATTCCAGAATTATTCTACTAGATTAAAAGTTATTACAGAAAAAGACTATTTAGAATAGGTGATGTTACCACAGGCTACGGCTTGCGGTTTTTTTGTTTGTTCAAAATAAAAAAGCAGTGACTGAAATCACTGCTTGTCTTTTAATTTATGGGCGTAATCAGT